AAGATTCTGTCACGACTAGCATAATCAAGAATCTGAGTGATCTGATCGGGCTTGGCGTTAGCATCCAAGTATGCTTGACGCGCCTTTTCGCCTGCAAGTCTAGCCGCATCAGTTTTATTTTTCTCAGAAGTACGATCAAACTGCTGTTGCTTGCGTGCATCTACGGCATCAGATTTATCAGTCCGACTCCTAGTCCTACCAATTATACCCTCAAGACCTTTTGTCCGCGACTCATCAGCAAACAAACTAGGATCAAACTCGTAGCCAACACCAGCATCAGGTAACAAAGCCATCTCGGGCGCACCCAAATCTTTATAGAACTTGAAACGCGCTTGCTCCAAAGTAGGAGCAGGCGCAGTAGTGACACCATTCTGAGCGTTAGTGATCTCAAACTTTAACTTAGCCTGAGCCTGAGCCTCAGCCAACTTGCCATACTTATCCAAATCAACACTAATGTCAGAATAAGCAGCCTTCACAGCATCAGGAGCAAGACTGTCCTTGGAAGCAATAGCCGCCTTCACCCTTTCAGGAGTAGTGGTACCATTCTTGATAGCAGCAAACATCTCATTCATAAACGCAGACACTTCATCGTTAGTAGAATATTTACTAGTAACAGGACTAAGCCAAAGATCACTAGCCTCAGGTGGAAGATTAACCTGATTGCGTGACTCCCACTCAGCCAACATCTGCTGATACACAGAACCAATACCATTCTGAATAGTACTAGGGTCAACAAGACCACTAGACAACAAGACATTAGGGTTCATAGCACTAGCAATGTTTGCTGGCGAAACATTATTCGCTGGCATAGCACTAGCCATCAAACTAGGGTTAAAGTTTCCGCCCATCTGAGCCAACAATGCGATCAACTGTTCAAGTTCCATTACGCAACACCACCCTGAAGAACATACTGCAAAATCTGATCCATCAACGCTTTACGCTCACGCTCTTTCGCAGTAGCAATAGCCATCTGTTGAGCCTGAGTAGCACTAGCAAGATTGCCTTGCTGAAGTTGCTGATTGCCAGTCAGAGCATCAATAGCCGCCTGACGCTGAGCCGCATACGCTTGCTGTTGTGACGCTTGCGACTGAGCCGCACTACTAGCACCAGTATCAATCAGACCCTGAAGGAAGTTTCGTCCAGCATCAACACTAGAAGTACTAGCACCAATAGCGTTAAGATAATTATTCAAAGCAGTCTGAGGTATCTCTGTTGTCCCCGCCGAATAGTTAATCGGCGTAGCCAAAGGATCTTGACGATTGATCTGCGCAATCGCATTAGCGGTTGCTTGATCAATCTGACCTCGTGCAGCACCACTAGTGGTACCAAGTTGCGAGGACAAAGTGTCATACATTGTGCCATACTGACCGCCATCTAATTGCTGTTGCAAAATCCTAATGGCATTAGAGTAAGGATTACTAGCACGACCACCAGCACCACTAGAACTAGTGGATGGATTCAAAAGATTATAGATTTTCTCCGCTTCTGCTTCGGCATCGCGTGTAGGATAAACCATTTGATCCATAACTCGTTGCTTCATAGGATTGTAGGCGTTACCTGATTTTGTTTCTGCAGAAACTCCTCTGCCCATAGTGTCCGCAGTACCACCACGCCGCCTAGGAGCATAAACACCAGTACCTTGGAACATACTACCAGCAGTACGACGCTTGCCACCAACAGGGGTGCTAGTGCCACCAACATTGAAAGATACTTTTCCGTTAGCAGGGTTTAACACCAAGCCACCAAAACCTAGATCTATTGTGCCGTCTTGATTATATCCAACCATCATGATCTCCTAAGAATAAAGTCCAGTAAAAGGCAACCAGTCCTGAAGGGAACTAGCCGCTTGAGCGATCTCGTTTTGTTTCTTCATCTCCAAAGAATCTAAATAATCTTTATAATCCTGAGCCGAACTTGCCTCTTGAGCAGTCAGTTCCTGCAGACCTTCCTGCTGTGACCGTGCCACATCACCCAACGAACGCTGCTGATTAGCCGCATACTCTTGCATGGCACGCTGGAAAATACCGCTATTACCTAGACCGCGCTTAGCAAACCCAGCAGTCCTAGGTTCCATACCTTGCTGATACTGGCGTGTCAAAGACTCATAGGCTCTAGCCCCACCCGTACTAAGGGCGTTCAACTGATTGCGGATAGCGTTCTGCTCCGTGACACGCTGGCGTGTGCGTGCCGCCTTATTATAAATATCAAAAGGGTCAGTAAAAGTTGCCATCAATAATGTCCTATCGTTCGTTCACTTTGGGCATCACTAGGTAATAACCATCATGTTGCACATTTTGGGAATCTGCACCTGATTTCTTCAAAAAATGCACAGTCACAGTAGTCTCAGTCAAAGCATCAATATGCCATGCACCAACATCGTGGTCATTAGTATGATACGGCTGAATAAATACTGCACTAGGAGTAAACCCACAATTATGGGCAATAACCAAATCACCATTAGTATCAGTAGTCCCACTAAAGAAACCCCAAAACCCAACATGTCCACGCAAATAGTCACCCAAAGATTCAAAACCATTACCAATAGGACGAGTATCAGTGCCACGCAAATGCGTCAACATAGGAGCAATCCAATTCCTTCTAGGCATCAGACACGCACCTTGCGTGGATTATATTTGTATGTCAACGAATACAATCCCCAAGCATCAGAACCATTACCACTAATCTTAAGTTGCACCGCCCTAGATAAACCCAAAGAGTCAGCCTTCAGATGGCTTGCACCCCAATCGGGGTCAAGCCATGACTGCCAAGTTTCCGCAGAGACATCCACAGCACCCTGAGAAACAGTAAAAGATTTTACAGTAGAACTCTGATTCCAATCATGGTAAACTTCAACACCAAGACTAGTGCCGTTTGTTTCCTGACGCAAAACAAACTCAGGTCTGCGCCAAAACTTTTTAGCAGAAACATTCCTAGCGTCCTGCCAACTAGTAACATAATAAGAATCAAAAGAAACATCAGTGCCAATAATATTGTCCCGATTACCATTCTCACGGACATCAATAGTCAGCACATAAGGCTGATAAGGATGAACAGCAAGATGACTAGTGACACCATTAATATCAGAAAAATCTATCGGTGTTACCAACCCATATCCATCAGCAGAACTATATGCAGTCCAAGCACCCTTGCCAACATCCTCATCATAAACAAAACTTACAGTAGGTTTAGTAGTACGAATCTGACCATCATATTTTCTAGTAGAAAAATCGTATGTCAAAGCACTAGCGTCATAAACAGAAACATCACCAACATCATTGCCACTAGGCAAACTAAGATAGATGCGACGGTTAGACCAACCAACAGTAATAGCATTAGCAGCAGCCTCATTGATCTCGGAACCCACACTAAGCGGACGAAGATTAACAAACAGATCCGCTATCCCACTACCATTATATGCAAACAATCCATCAGGGTTACTGAAGAAATAAACATTACGGTCACCCACAGCAATAGCCCTAGGGGAAATAGCACCAATACGGTTAGATAATTCTACAACCTGAAATGTGTCCTCGCTATAACCATAGATAGCCCACATGGAGTTCTTCTTGAAAACAATCAGATGACCACCAAAAGGAACGATACCAGTAATCTTAGAACCACCAGCAACAATATCAATGTAGTCACTAGAACGCCAAGACTCAGGGAACAACGGGTGCGAGAAACGCACCCGATTAGGATAAGTACTAGAACCCTCAGTAGTACCAGCAACCCACAAACGCTCAGCATGATTAGCAACATGCTCCGCCTTAGGAGCATGAACACCCGCAGGACTAGTAAGATCTTCCTGCCATTCAGTAATACCAGCAACACCACCACTAGCAGTCAAACTAGTGACACTAGTGCCATCCCACTTAGAAGTAACATAACCAGCACCTCTAGCCATATACAGAAAACTATCATCTTCTCTATTCCAATTAGAAAAACTAGCACCAAACTCATTGTTAGTAGTCAAAGACAAACTAGTAAAGTCACCACCGCTAGAATAATATATTCCATTATTAGCAGCAAGCATAATATATTTGCTAACACCTGACCAGTTATATAAACCATTAGGATAAAAACTGCCAGCAGACAAACCACCAATAGCAGTAGTGTTCAACCTAGAGAAACCCCAACGAGAAGAAACGCCGCCCTTGGGGTTCAGATCAACATTAAGTAGGTCGCCACTCTGATTAGGGTTAACACGAAAAGAGTTTGAATCAAGATTCAAACCACCCGTAAAATCATCTACCCTAATGCCAGCAATCATGAATAACTAGACCAATCCGAACCCTTCCAACGGCGGATACGATGACCGCCAGCCAACACAGTAGGAGCAGCACTAGGGGGTCTAGTCAAATCTTTACGAGCAATAGCAATAGCATCAGTAAACGAACGCTCATAAATAGCAGCAGTCTGCGCTTCCTCTTGAGCCTGATACACACGACTCACAGCATAATACACTAAAGGAATATCAAACGCATCAGAACCATCAACAACAGAATCACTAGTCACCCAATCAGTAGGATTGCGGTAGCCACGAACAAGCAAAGTGATAACACTAGAAGGCACAGGGAACAAATGTATCTGATCAGCCCACATAGAATAAAACTGTGGATCACTAAAGGATTCTTCAGAAACTAGGAACTGTTCCTCAGCCTCATCATAAGAAATATAGTTTAGACGAACATTATCTTGATCAAGAATAGAAACAACCTCACGAACATCATGAGTAGTAAAATCGTTAATAGTGTACGCTTGCTGATTGGCGGTTGTGTCCATGCTAAATGAAACTTCTAGGAAGTTCCATCGTCGCTCCAAATCAATAATACGATTATACCCATCACGGATATACAACTGTAGGACGGCATCCGAAACATCGGATGCGTCCAACTCAGTTATTGCGCGGACAGAATTAATGATGTCCGTTCTAGTCATTCTAACTTGAGCCATTATTCCTCAGTTTCAGTAGTTTCTACAGAAACATTAGATTTGTTAATGCTCTGTTTCAGATGACCGATACAGAACTCTGTACCCTTGGCACGCTGAGATCCACAAGTATCCTCATTACCAAGGCATTTAGTTCCACGACCAATATAAGGTCCGCTAGCGGCGGCTAAACGCGCACCTCTAACGGAACTTAATGATTGCGTATTCTGCGGCACCCCATATAAAGAGTGCGCTGGTACTGATTGCGATTTGCTCATACTATGAGTAAATCGTTCGTTATCACATCGTCTTGGGTAAACGCTTTACGCCACTAGTCTTTCCAACTTCTTTAGAAAGACCAGTACGCTTTGCGGTACTTGGCGAAGTAGCAGCCTTGCCGCGCTTCAGGGATGAACCAAACTTAGCAAGGTCACCAGTGAACGATCCACCACCACGAACGGGACGCGATGCTGCTTGGACAGACTTCTTAAGTCCTGCAACACGGCGACCAGCCGCCGCTGAACGACCTTTACCCTTGACATCTTCAGCCCTAAGACTTGAACCAAGTTTAGCCAAACCAGTGTTAGCGATCTGCTTTTTAGTGGAAGCATCACGACTACCAGTTGCTACAGCCTTAGCATACAGGCTACGAACCTGACGCTGGGCAGCAGCATCGGGCGAACCTTTAGAAGCGGGTCCTTTGGGCGTTGGTTGCTTGGGCATATATTCTCCTACAGGATTTGTATCTAACTAGCACTTACTAGCAGAGGTGTACCGAGGGGCTTCATCCCCTCGGCAGTGACCACTAAGGTTTAACTTAGATAACTTACGCAGTTTTGGCGGTAAGTTTACCTTGCTTCTTAGCGTTACGAACCGTAAGGTTACCGTAGCACATGATCAAAGCATACTTGGCATCCAAGTTTTCGGGACGCACAAACTCGGTTTGTGAGAACCACTTACCTGAGTGACCAACCAAGGTCAGGTACTTGCTGTTCAAGAAGTACATAACGCCAGCAGTACAACCAGTGTCATAAGTTACGGGAGCAGCCTTGAACAACAGGTTTTGGAATCCAGCATCTGCAGTCTTGGTGTCGGTATAACGGAGTTGTGGCTGCAACAACGATTCGTACTTTTCGTACAAAGTCTGCGTGGTGAGAACCATGTCAGGATGGTCGTTACCAACAGAAACGCTGTTGTAAGCGGTGTTCATCTGAGCGAGGGTCAAAGCACCAGCGGTGTTTTCCTCGTATGAACGCCAGTACTCGTTACCTGCTGTGGCACGGTTGATTCCACCAACAGTACCGCTAGCCTCAACGAGGTTACCGAGACCGTTCCAGTCCTTGCCACTGTTGCCAGTACCATCAGCAAAGAACATGGTGTTGAAACCTTCACGCAATGATTCTTCAGCCTGCATGACTTTTGCTTCCAACAGATTCAAGATTGCGGCATCGCCGTTGTTCTTCGCTTCTTCAATACCCGAGATTGCGATAGACGCAGCGTACTGCTTCCATTCAAACTCTGCAGCAGTGATACCAGTTTGAGCCGTAAGACCAATAGTATCGTAACCTGAGTACGATGCAACAGTTGAGTTCTGACCGTAAATCAACGGTTCAACAATCTTCGTTCCACCATCAATCATGCGGATGCGACCCTTGTCGGTCAAGAAGTAGGTTAATGGGCGTGCCGTGAACACATTGTCTGTGAGTTGGTCACGATATTTAGCGAGCGTTGTTGAGAGCAGCGCATCAAAGTTAGGGTTTGACATAATAATTTCTCCAGTATATTAGGGTTGTTTAGTGTTTACATTCCCATCTGCCGTTTAGCCGCGAGCCATGCGTCCTCAACAGATGATATTTTTCCAGTAGGTTCTGTCCCCGCACCATTAGCAGATGATCCGCCAGCAACAAAAGCCGCATTACGCTTAGCATCCACGATTGCCTGCTCCTGAGCAGTAATATTACCTTGTGCCTGACGCATGATCTCAACTTCTCTAACAAGCCGATCATAAGACATTTGCTTATAAACTGCTTCTAGATCATCGGTCCCCATACGCAATGCTTGAGTAATAACTTCAGGTGCATTAAAATCTTGGTACTGATTACCTAACCTATTGACTTCTTTCTCCAGTTGGGCTTGCGCTTGAACCTGCTCAAAAGATTGGATCTTCTGATTCAGTTCCCACACTTGCCGTTCCAAAGGGTCTGCGAACTCAGGCACAGCAGGTGGCTGGTTGGCAGGCTGACCTGCTCCATAATGCCGACTCAACAAATCTAATGTACCTGTTGGGTCTTGTTCCAATGCTGTTGCTATCGTTTGAGCAAACTGTAGGCTCTCTCGCTGGGTAGCCAATTCCTGTGTCTTGCGAGTATAATCCGCTTGACGCTGGTATCCACTAAGTGCTTCCTTGATTGGCACATCCAGTTCTGACCCATCAACTTTAACTTTGACATACTTATCGCCAAAATCTTCTACATTGACATAATCATAACTAGGCGCACTAGGCTCAGTTACACTACCAACTTCCGTTGCTTCCACTTGTCCCGACTCGGGGGCGGCTGATACGGCTTCTATGTTATCCACTAGATTTCTCCAATACTAGAGTCCAATTATGGTTGCTCTACATATAGGAATATCGTTCGGTATTATACGCCCATAGGTGGCATACCACCCATAGGTGGTTGACCGCCACTAGCAAGCATAGCCAGCAACTCAGGTGGCAATCCATCCACAGGCGAACCACCCATAGGTGGTGCGCCCATCTCGGGGGGCATAGGTGGCATTGGTGGTTGACCACCTGTTTCTGCAGAAACTGGTGGAGCCATAGGTTCTTCTACTTTAGGCGCGGACAAGAATGATTCGGGGTTCTTGATACCGAAACCTGTTTGTAGAACATACGCAGCCAACTTAGCCATGTCCACGATACCTGCGCTAGCGAATGGTGCCATTGAGTTCACCAACTCTAAGGCTTGCGAACGACGAGCAGACTCGTTGTTCGGCATCATTGAACCACCGACGACATCAAAGTCAAAGTCACCAGCGATGTAGTCACGATCATACTTGACCCAAACAGGCTGACCATCTCTACCTAGAATACGAGCAGTCTGCGTTCCTGTTAGGAACTGCTGAGACAATCCTAGTAGGCGACGACCAATCTGTGCAACACCGCGTTCAATAGTAGCCAACTTATCTGCAGTACGCGCGTTAGCAGCATCTTGCATGGCACCAATTTCTGTGGCAGTACGACGAATCTCAGAAACACCACCACGCATAAACTCACCAACGCCACTGATGGAGTTGATGTCAGCCTCAATCATAGATGACTGATTGTAGAACTCGGGTGGGTTAATCAATGCGGGAAACGGTGCTACGACATCACCTAGCGGCATGTCGCCAATAACGGGGACCATAACATTGTCCTCGTCTGATTCCATAGCAGCACGACCATTGGAGTCAATAGCGTTCTCACGAAACAAATACTTTCTAGCGTAACGCTTACGATGATTCATCATCTGTGAGCGTGTACTATTAAGTTCTCGTTGCAAAGGTTCAATAGCCT